CAACATGAAAGCAAAAACTTTTGAAAATCTAATTAGAAAAGTAGTTAGAGAAGAAATCGATTATGCGTTACGCAGAGAAATTAAATCACTTAAAGAAGATTTACGTGATGAATTAAAACCAACTATAGTAGAACACACTGAAAGAAAAATTGAAGTTCCACAACAATCATCTTTAAAAGAAAAAATAATGGGTAAAAAACCTATAAAAAAACATAACTTTGTAGGTGATAGTACATTAAATGACTTATTAAACGAAACAGCAATGGGTGATACTAACACACAAACAGCTATGGTCCCTACAAGTGATCCATTTAGTTCAAGTGCACCTATGTCAACAGCAGGTATGCCAGATTCAGTAGCTAATGCAGTTACTAGAGATTATAGTGGTTTAATGAAAGCAATAGATAAGAAAAAAGGAAGATAATATATGCCATTAATTCAAAGTACAAAAAGAATAAATCCATTAGATCTTAATAATAATGTTAGGATTGGGGTTGCTTTTCCTTTGAATGATGTAAATATGACTTCAGGTACACAAACAGCTAAAGAACAAATAAAAGCTAATTTTTTAAATTTATTACTTACTGTACCAGGAGAAAGAATAAATCATCCAGATTATGGGATTGGATTAAAAGGTCAATTATTTGAAAATAGTATAGATGAAGTTACATTACAAGAAAATATAAATGGTCAATTAGCATTTTGGATACCCGAAATAACAATAACAGATATTTCTTTAAAACAAGATATAGATCAATATAGAGTTTCTATTATAATAACTTATTCAATCAAATTAGATGAATCAGAAGACTCAATACAAATAAATTATAGTTAAAATGGCTTATAGTAAAGTATCAAATAAAACACAAGATAAAGATATAAAATATCTAAGTAAAGATTATAATTCTTTTAAAGACCAATTAATGGAATTTGCGGAAGTATACTTTCCAAATAACTTTAATGATTTTAGTGAAGGTAATCCTGGTATGATGTTTATGGAAATGGCGGCATACGTAGGTGATGTTTTATCTTATTATACTGATACTCAATTAAAAGAATCATTTTTATTATTAGCACAAGAAAAAGAAAATTTATATAATTTAGCTTATGCTATGGGTTATAGACCTAAAGTAATAGAAGCTTCCAGTGTTGATTTAGATGTGTTTCAATTAATACCTTCAACAGGAGCTAGTGGAGACTATAGTCCTGATTTTGATTATTGTTTACAAATTAACCCTAATTCAACTTTCAATTCTACTGAAGGTCCTACTTTTTATATTAATAATGAAGTAGATTTTAAAGTATCTTCAAGCTTTGACCCCACAGAAATTAGCATTTACCAATATGATAGTTCAGATAATCCAGAATATTATCTTTTAAAAAAGAAAACTAAAGCTATATCAGGTCAAACTAAAGAACAAACATTTGCTATTGGTAGTGCTGAAAAATTTAAAACATTAACATTAGTAGACAATAATATTATATCAATAGAATCTATTACAGACTCAAATGGTAATGAATATTATGAGGTACCATATTTAGCACAAGATATAATTTTTCAAGAAGTAGAAAACACAGGGGCAAATGATCCTGAACTTTTAGGATTTAATGGTGAAACACCATATTTATTAAAATTAATAAAATCATCAAGAAGATTCGTTTCTAGATTTAAAGCGAATAATAAACTCGAAATACAATTTGGGGCAGGTAATAGTGATAAAGCAGATGAACAAATAATACCAAACCCAGATAATATAGGTTTAGGAATTAAAGATGGAAGAAGCAAATTAGACACAGCTTATGACCCATCAAACTTTTTAATGACTAAAGCCTATGGCCAAACACCAGCTAACACAACACTTACTGTAAAATATGTAGTAGGAGGGGGGATAAACGCTAATGTAAATTCTAATACAATTAATACAATAGATACTTTACTTACTTCTAATAATCCTAATTTAAATGGTCCACTACTTAATTTTGTTAAAAATTCAGTAGCTATAAATAATCCAGAAGCTGCTAAAGGTGGTGGTGATGGTGATTCAATAGAAGAAATTAGAGAAAATACAATAGCCCAATTTGCTACTCAACAAAGAACAGTAACAAAAGAAGATTATATTATTAGAACTATGAGTATGCCTACAAAATTTGGTAGAGTAGCTAAAGCTTATATAGTTCAAGATGATCAAATTTCTCCTTTATCTAATGAATTTAATAGAATTCGTAATCCATTAGCTTTAAATTTATACACTTTAGGATATGATAATAGTAAAAAATTATCAAATTTAAATATAGCTACTAAAACAAACTTACAAACATATCTCGAACAATATAGAATGCTAACAGATGCTATTAACATTAAAAACGCATTTATTATTAATTTTGGAATAGATTTTGAAATAACAGTTTTCCCTAATTATAATAATAATGAAGTAATGTTAAATTGTATAGCTGAATTACAAGATTATTTTAATATAGATAAATGGCAAATAAATCAACCAATTATTACAGCAGAAGTATCTAACTTAATAACAACAGTAACAGGTGTACAATCATTAGAAAAATTAACATTTGAAAATAAAAGTGGAACATCTTTAGGTTATTCGCAATACAAATATGATTTTAATGGGGCTACAAGAAAAGGAGTAATTTATCCTGCTTTAGACCCAAGCATATTTGAAATAAAATACTTAAATACAGACATTAAAGGACGAGTAACAACATACTAATATGGCATACTATTTTATATTTCCCGAAAAAGACGCTACAATATACAGTCATCCTGACAGAACTAAATTAAACACAGGTCATGATGAAATTTTAGAAATTGTTAAAGAAAAAGGTAGTTCAGATTCAAGATATTACCCTTCAAGAGCTTTAATTAAATTTAAAAATGAAGAAATAAAATCTACTATATCTAACAAAATAGGTTCATCTGTGTTTAATAATGGAACCTCAGAAGTAGCATTACAATTATTATCGTCAGAACATAAAAATTTAGAATCTATTTTAAATTTAGAAGTATTTGCTGTATCACAATCATGGAATGAAGGAACAGGAAGATTCTCTAATTTACCAACAGGTTCAAATGGTTGTTCATGGGTATATAGAGACAATGATAATTCAAAAACAGAATGGGCTACATCAAGTTTTGCCTCAGGAACCACAGGAAGTATAAATGTAAGTGGAATAACAGAAGGAGGAGGAGTTTGGTATATAGGTAGTGCTTTTCAGGGATCACAACAATTTTTAAATAGTGATTCTTTAGACACTAATATTAATGTTACTTCTATTGTACAAAAATTTAGTGCAAGTTTATTTGCAAACAGTACTTACCCTACAGGGATATTTAATAATGGATTTTTAATAAAACAACCAGATTCTGTAGAACAAAATACATCTAGTAGTTTTGGTGAAATAAAATATTTTTCTGTAGATACACATACAATTTATCCACCAAGATTAGTTTTTAAATGGGACGATAGTTCACATGCTAAACAATCATCTGCAAAACAAAATGGTGAATTAAGTGTTTCATTATATAGAAATAAAGAAGAATACAACCAAAACGATGAAGCAACATTTAGAATACATGTTAGAGATAAATATCCAGTTAGACAATTTGCATCATCATCAAATTATTTAAATCCGGGATATTTTACAACAGCATCTTATTATAGTGTAAGAGACGCACACACAGAAGAAGAAATTATACCATTTGATACTACATTTACAAAATTAAGTGCTGACAACGATGGTATGTACTTTAAAATATTTATGAATGGTTTACAACCTGAAAGATATTATAGATTATTATTTAAACACACTAACAACGAAGGAACAACAGTATACGATAACAATTATCACTTTAAAGTAGTTAGATAATGGCTAAAAATCAAAGCATACAACAATATAATCCTAGACCTGTTTTTGAAGATAATAAACCAGTAAATCTAGATACAAAAACCCCAGTAGATGCTGCGGGCCAAGAAGTTTCTCCTATACAAAGATATGATATTCAAGGTGAAGTTGTAGAATTACAAAAAAGACATTATGGTAATACTGATGCAAGTCAAATATTAGACAGATCTTTTTCAGAATTAACTAAAACAAAAGACAGTGTAACTCCCGAAACATTTTTTAACTTATATCGTGAATTATTTTATGATATACCTAAAATAGGAGAAGATTCACATGTTTCTTTAATGTTAGAAAGTAAAAATTATCTTAATGATTATATAGATCCTAAAGATGAAAAAATAGACGAATTAATCGAAAGAATAGTAGATATAGAAGCAGAAAAAGCAGAAATACCTACAGAACACCCACTTTTCCCTAATGGCACAGCTGTAAGAGTAGGTCAAGGACCAGGTTTACCTATGGGAGCATTAGGTATTATGCAAGAAGGAAGAGTAAGAAAATGTTCTAATCAGGGTACGCCTTCTCCTTTTACTCAACTTAAAAAACCATTAGGGTTTGTAGATAATGATGGAAAACTGTTAAAAGACTCAGATTGTTTTACTTTTGTTTCTCAACAAACATTTGATACTTTACCTAAATGGCCAGATTTTCATGGAACATCAGCAATAAACGAAAACACAGATTGGGGCGCTACGTTACAAGATTTTATCCCTCCTACTAGTAACTTAACAGAATTAAATTCAAAAATTATATCATCTGAATTAAATAGAGAAGAAATAAGATCTCTTATAAGAATACTTGAAAAAAAGGCCCCATTTGAAGGATATACAATAGAAGACAATTATGAAAAAGATACAGATGGAAATTTTATTATACAGTATGAATCTGGTGAATTATTACCTTTTAATGGAAGAGGTAACATACAAGGACAAATAAAAGTATATAATATAGTAAGAGGAATAGAGGAAACTATTAATGGGAGATTAAGCCAAGAAATTTTTGAATTAAGTAATAATATACGTACATTTGTATTACAGTTTGCAAACCCAAATCAGATGACAACTTATGCTATTAATTCAGGAATGGAAATAGCAACAAACATTAGAAATAGCCTTCGTGGTTATGACCAAGAAGAATACGACGAAGGGTTGGAATTAATTTCAACTGGTTTACAAACAAAATTAAGTAATCTTAAAGATGAAAGAAAATATACTTATAGAAGATATATATGGACAACAGATCCTGATAAACTTGAAACAGGAAATGCTAAATTTTATTGGGTAGAAAATGCATCTTCACAATATCATGTTTTTGTTGAAAAAAGAATAGATAAAGCTATAAAAATGTTAGGAGATTTAGATTTCTTAAAACTTGAAGATGAATTTATAATTTAATAATATATGTTTAAAATTACTAACATATCATCCCCCTCAACCTTACCTTTAGAAGGTATTGACTTTAGAGACTTAAATAAACGTTTTGGAAAAAACGAAGATTTTTTAGAATTACAAGTATTAAGTTTAAATAATGAACTTTTATCTACTTTTAATATTACTAGAAGCAATTATCAAATAGTTTTTAAAGACAAAGATAACCTTACAGACGAATTAAAAGTTAACTTCCAAAAAGCCTTAAAAGAAAATGGTTTTGAAGTTGGAAAATTTAATTTAATTTTATCAATACAGAGAAATAAAATATTTAGGAGTAACCAACCTTTTAATATAAAAGAAATATCTCCTTCTCGTAGAGAACTTAGAGTAACAAGTAATACTACTAATCAATCTCTTGAAAGAGGAGTAAAAAACTATATAGCAGAAAGAGATAGTTCGCCATTTTTTAAAGACTTTATATTAAAATTTAATAATGAAGATGTTGTTGGTATTAATGTTTTACTTAATGATATAGTTAGTAAATATGAAATACTAATTAAATTATACGAACCTTTACCTCAATCTCTTTCAATAGTAGATAAATTTTCTATAGTCGAAAATATAATAGATCCTTTATTCCTAACTGTTGACCTACAACAAGAATTAGACCAAGATTTACAAGATCCAGACATATTTTTACAACCTAATTTTAATATAGATACTAGAACTAATAATAGCATACCTTCTTCTTATAAAGATTTTAATAATATATTAAATTATAGTTTAACTTCTTCTTACCAAAATCTATTAAGTTATTTAGAAAACAAAGAAACTATAAACATTCAATATGATTATATAGATCCAACAGCAACAGGATCTTTCCATTTTGAAAATTTTGTACATTTTGGTAGTGCAGCTGAAAGATTAAAAAACTTTAAATATAAATTAAGCTTAATAGAATTATATGATAAACAAACAGCAAATATAAATACTATTACAGGTAATGCATCATCATCTAATTTTGTTTTAACTAATAAAGAAGATATAAATACTAAAAAACAAAATGTTATAAAGGGATTTGATGGGTATGAAAAATTCTTATATTTTACAGAAGGAACTAATCCATACACTTGGCCTAAATCTACAACAACTTAT